GACTAATTGTGCTACTGATTTACTAACTCTTTTAGGTCTTCCTTTAGTTGCTAGTAAACACATTTCAGGATTGCCTCTAGTCCAATATCCTAAACCTGTAAAAAAACCAGGTGATTTTCTATTTTGTTTTGCCCAAGTAAACGCTACCGTTTTATATTCAAAGCCCCAGGCCTTTATGACTTCAAATGCTTTATGTAATAAAGGGTCAACAACCCACATAAACAATACACAATCTTTCTCAGCAATATTATTTACTGGTAGATTACAAATATCTTTTAATGACATACAATTATAGTGATTTTCTGGACTTTTACCCTTGCCTTTATCAGACCTAGTTGTAAATGTCCAAGGTGGATCAGAATAAATTATGTTATATTTTTTGCTAATATCCATATCAATAACATTATAATTAAAAATACTTTTGTATCCATTGGTGTTCTAGCTATGTTTTGACCAAAATTAAAGAATACAAAAATTGTAAAATACAAAAGTAATAAACTAGTAATCATCCGAAAAATGCCTCTAAACTTGCCGTTGGTTCGTGTTTCCAGCCTATCGCTTGTAATATAAATCTCATAGGATCTAAAAATGTTTTTTCAAATTGTAGTTCGTAATCAATATATTGTTCTAGTTTAAATTCTGTTGGTAGTTTTGTCATATAACTTATTACATCAAACTTAAATGGATTTGCCTCTAGTAATTTAAGAAACTTAATCTTATCGCCATCTTGTATAAAAGGATATTTTCTACCTAGATTAAATTGTTTTAGTTGATGATTGTAAATCAAAGCACCTTTAACGTGTATTGGTGTACCTTTAATAAACACACTATTACTATCTCTATATTTTTTAATGTTATTACAACTTCTAGGAAATGATATTGCCTCAGCAGGTAGTTCTAAAAATTCTTTTTTAAATTCTGACACAAACTTATGTAAATCTGATTGTTCTTTAGCCATTATAATCTTAATAGCTTCTTTAATTTTACCACGACAGACCTGCGGTGTACTAGACTTGACAGCTTCTATACCCATTAGTTTTAACTTTGGATCAGAAAGTCTTACGCCTTCTTCATCTAGTACATTTAACATATACCGCTTTTTGGCCACCCAAATACCCTTGTCAGCGATAACTTCTCGTTTCATCACCATACAATTTTTAAAGGCATTTGTGTAATCAGATAATTCACCAAAACATTTTTCTAAAAATGGTTCTATTCTACTGCCAACAACCTTGTCAATAAAATTACATATTTGGTCATTAGTCTTACCCTCACAAGTTTTTTCTACTAACTTGTCAAGTGTAACATAAATTGAATCTGTATCTGAGGCCACGATATAATCTATTTTGTCGTGTGTCTGTAATATTCTGTTTAAGTATTCATTAACTTTAGTTTCTATAAATCTAATAATAAATTGGCCAGCAGTTGTTATACCACTTGCCTGTCTTACATCATAGTATCTAAAGTATTGATTACCAACAGCACCATAAGCTGAGTTTAAGGCAATCTTTCTTGCCCATTGTATATTATGACAACGAGATATTTCTTTTACAAGTTTAGGGTCTTTTGTTTTTTCATATTCTCGTTTTGCTTTTAACATTCTTTTCTTGTAAATTACACGCTCATTGTACATTGTTTCCATCATTTCAGGTAAGAAACCTTGACTATCATTTTTAAACATAGCACCATTAGGTGTAATACAAGCACCCTCTGTTTTTAAATGAGCAAGTGGTGTTTGGTTTGATAACATCTTTGTTACGGAAACGCCAGATGATTTAACGCCTAATATCTTTTCTGGAGAAATATTATATTGAATTATAATATGTGGATATAGGGAGTTAATATCAAACGAAACAACCCACTTATGCTGACCAAGTTGAGGCTCTTTTACATAAGCACCCTCATACTTTGTCTCTTTTATATGGTCTTCTCTAGGAGGCACACATATATTTTTTTTCATTAAATGGTTTGCTATCAAAGTATCCCATACTCTAACTTGTGAAAATATATCACCATAGTTTACTTTACTTTCATAGGCAACAGTTAATGATAGGTCAATTAAACCTAGTTTATCTTCTAGGCCATCAACAATTTCTACATCTTGTATATTGTAATCAACAAATGATTGAAAGTCTTTCTCGTACCATTCTTTAAATGTAGGGTATGGCATTTCATCTTTACCACGACCAAGTTCTAGTTGACCAATAAAGTCAAGTTTATAACTCTCTTGTCTTTGTGGTATGAACCATTTGTATAAGTCAAGGTAATCTAAATTAGTAATACCATATAAGTCGTAAACAGTTTGAGTTCTACCTCTTACTTGTATTTCTTCTCTTTGTATTAAATTCCAAGGCGACATTCTACTAGCAACTTTATCACCAGCTATTAGTTTAATTCTATTCATTAAGTAAGGTAAATCAAAAAACTTTGTATTCCAACCTGTAATAATATCTGGATGATTTTTTAACCAGAATTTCATAAACTCAAATATAAGTTCTTTTTCATTCTTACATTTTACATAAGTTACATCTGTTCTATCGGTCTTAAAGTCGCCTACGCCCCAAGTAATAATCTGTTTGTTAGTTTGATTTTTAACGGTAATACAAAGTAATTCTTCAATAGGATTTTCTACATCTGGAAAACCATTTTCACAACTAGTCTCTATATCAAGTGTAAATATTTTAATAAACTCTTTTGACCATTGTATATTTTTAGTAAACTCTTTACCAATATATTGATAATGGTATCTTTCAAGTCCATAGATTGGCGAGTTTTGTGTCACAACTTCTCGTCTAAACTTACGAGCACCGTCTATATTTTTAAATGTAATAGGTTTTAGATATTGACCTTGTAAATTTTTATATTCCGTTTCTTGTTGTGTCAAGGCATACAAAGTAGGACCAAAGTCAATCTTTTCTTTGTAATCTTTACCGCCGTGAATACCACGAACAAGTAATTTACCTCTGTGTTCAATAACTGATTTATAAAAGTTCATAATAAATTTTGGTGGAGGATACAGGAGTTGAACCTGCGACCTCCTGAATGCAAATCAGGCGCTCTCCCAACTGAGCTAATCCCCCTTACAATTTATGATTATCAAGCAAATGTGCTATCAAACCATTATGTTTTTTTTCTAATTGAATTTGACAAGCTAATCTACTTCTCATACGATCATAGTTTTTTTCATACTCAATTAATTCTGTTTCAGCAGAATCATAATCTGCCTCACCTACTTTACCTATCCATTCTCTGTCTATAATAACGTGACAAGTGGCACAGGCACAACAACCTGAACAATCAGCAGGTATTTCATCTATTGATGTTTTAGCAAAATCTCTAGCCGCCTCCATCAAGGACATACCTTCTTCAACTTGAACAGGAATCTTTTCCTGCCCTCTCATAAAATAGACAGTAATCATTAAAGTTTAGGTACTGAATTTTCTGTAATTAAACCTGGGGCTTTTGTTATTATTCTACTTGTATTTTGTTCGTAAGATTTTAGTATCTCATCTTTAGGATCGGTCATAAAAACAATCTTATCTTTTGTTAATGTAATGGTATCACTTTTACCAAAAGCATTATACAAAGACATCATCAATTGAACAGGTTGTCCTGGTGCTGATTGTTGAGGTATAATTACAAACGCTTTGTTTAAACTTATACCTTGATCATTTTCACCTACCTTAGCGATAACATCTTCGCCAGTAGATAGTCTTAATATTTTTACTTCACTTGACATAATATTTCTCCTTATTCATTATAATATACCACACTTTGACTAAAAAGTCAATGCTATTTCTTATCAAAACCAACTTTATTTGGTCGGCCTTCTTTTTCAATTGGTCTCAACCTTTTACTTAATACAAAAGTTCTATTAGGGTTGACACTCAAATTCATTAATCTCATTAAATCTCTATTTACCAGTAAGTCTGAACCTGACCTTGGTCTTTGGTCTAAACCTATCTCTACATCTTTATAAGTAAAACCATTAAATGTAATATCCATTAATATAGTTGGTCTTGTTTCAGATGGTTCATTTGTAGCATTTGATCTAAACACTTTACTTATACCGTGTCTAGGTTTACTATAAGTTTTACCATCATATTTCCATTTAACTATTTTACCGTCATCTAAAATTTTATCAGCGTGTAAAGCACAAGCCTTTGAACCGTTACCAGTATCAAACTTACATCTTACTTTACCAACTTCATCTAAATCTATTGTTTCTAACCAACCACATTCTATAAGTGATTGTCTATCCCAATGAGTTCTATTTTCTATCCAATCTACTACATTGGCCATCATTTCTTCACCATCTATTCTACCTGATGGTTCTGAATCTGAATAGTAATCTTTGTGTTGATAGCCTTCATAGTCAGCACCTGATCCTGGACTACCATTAATTTCTAATATATAAGGTTTACCTTTATGTATAATGTGGTCTACACCAACCATATAAGCTCTGGAAACTCTAGCAGATTTTAAAACTAATTCTTTTTCTTCTTTACTTAAAATGTATGGCTCTGCCTCAGCACCTCTATGTGTATTTGATCTAAAGTCATAAGAGCTATGACTTCTTTTTGTACTAGCAAATATTTTATTGTCAACACAAAAAGTTCTAATGTCAAAATCACTAGGCATATATTCTTGTATAATTAATTCTGCTTCTAATTTCCACATTGCCTGTAAAGTAGCAACTAAACCCTCGTAACTTTCTATTTTAATTACACCAACACCTTGTGTACCTGTTAATGTTTTTATAATTACAGGAAACTTACCACCAACTTTATCTAATGCTGTTTTAATATTGTTCTCGTTAGATACGAAGGCTGTTCTTGGTGTTGGTAGACCATACTTTTCAAATAATAAAGCTGATGTAAGTTTATTATCACAAGTTAACATTGATGATCTTGTGTTAATCATAAATGCTTGTGAGTTTTGAAAAGAAGATATTAGAGACAACCCTGCCTCATCTTCTAAAGCACCACCTCTAACAATACAAACGGTATCTCTACCTACAAATGTATGCTTGCCGTTTTTACCGTCATAGTTGTAAACGGTCAAAGTATTTTTGTCTTCGTCTTTT